TATTACCTTGCTAGAAGAGATTTGATTGCTGTAGACACCAACGGTAATTTCATTTTATATAAAGGCAAACCAGACATAAATCCTATCAGCCCTATTGCGCCTGATAATGTTATGCCTTTGGTCAAAGCTCTCATCAAACCATATCCTTCTTTGTCTGAAACTTATGCAAGACAACTTGGTAACCAAACATATGGTTGTACTGCCAAAAATATTGCAAATAGAAGATATACTATGAAGGATATTGGCACTATCAAAAATAGAGTTGATAATCTAGATTATTATAATGCTTTGACTCTTCTAGAAAAAACAGCAACAGATTTAAATATTACAGATGCTGCTACTGGTCTGGATAGATTTAAAAATGGATTCTTTGTTGACGGTTTCGTAGATCACTCTTTGGGTGATACCAGAAATGACGATTATCGATGCTCCATTGATCCTAAAGAAAACTGTATTAGACCTTTTCACGAAGCTGATTCAGTAAAGTATCAATATCAGTCCACAGGTTCTTCTGGAGTTCAGTTAACTGGTTCTCTTGTAACTAGACCTTACACTGAAACAGTGTTACTAAGCCAAAAAAATATTTCAACTAGAAGAAACATTGAATACAGTGTTTACAGATTCGTAGGAAGAATGACCTTCCGTCCAGAAACTGATATCTGGCACGACCAAAAAACAGTTGATAAAAAAATCACCTATGGTGATGATTTGCCAAATCCTATCTTGTTAAGCACAGAATGGACTTCATGGGAAAAGTATGGCGTAGGTAAACCAGTCTATAACGTTTATTCAACAAATGAAGGAGGTTATGGTAATAGCTGGAATGGTGGCAAATCATTAGAAGGTTCTTTCTCTAGTTATAAAGAAGCTTTGGATTTTGCTAAACCAGTTAAAACAAATACTCTTCCTGCTAATTATTATGCATATAATGCAGGTGGTGGTTATAACCCAAGAACTCCTTACTATTTGGCTAATGGTCAATTAGTTACCGGTTATTTTGGATGGTCAACAAACCCAGATATAGCCGTTCAAATGGGCAGTGGTAATTTAGGTAGTAATACACCTGATAATTTCATGCGTTCCTTTGCTATTGAAGGAACAGATCCGGGCACTACAGAACGCAGAAGTAAAGTAGAAAAATCTCTTGATTGGGGAACTGAAACACAAACTCTAGGTTCTTTCGTAACTGATGTTACCTTAGCAACATATATCAGACCACAGACTATAACCATAATAGTTCAGGGTCTAAAGGCCAGAACTAGATACTGGGTCTACTTTGATTCAGAAAATATGACCAGCTATTGTTCTCAGTGGGTAGCATCTAATCTTTTTGGCGCTAAACCAGATAGCTATAAAACAGAGGGTGCTGAGCTAATTACTAATGACGGCGGTGATCTTGTATTCGATTTGAGATTACCAACAACTGGTAAACGCTTTAAAGTTGGCACTAAGGAAGTTATTGTAACTGACTCGCCAACTAATGCTGTTGATGCAACTTCACACGCCAGAGGTTATTGGACTTCTTTAGGAATCAACGCTCAGAAACAAAACACTATTGTTTCTACTGTTGTTCCTACTATTGAAACTAACTCAACCCCAGAAGAAAGATTTATTCCAGGAAAGGGACAAACTCTAGAAATTTGGGCTTGTTCATGTATGGCATATTCGTTTAAAGTTGATGTTCCACCAACAGAAGATGGTATTTTCCTAACTTCTGTAGACATTTTCATCGAATCAATGCACCCAACTCTTGGTGTTTGGTTTGAAATTAGAGAAATGAATGCCGGTGGTGTTACCAAGAATCAGGTTCCTTATTCTGAAGTTTGGATGAAGAGAACTGATCCTAGAATCAAGTTGAATCCTGTTGGAACAACTAATTTCCAAGCCACAAAGGTAAACTTCCCTGCACCTGTTTACCTAATGAATAACACTTCTTACGCATTTGTTATTCACACTGAAGGTTTGAACCCTGATACATATTTCTGGGTTTCAAGACTTGGCGAAACTGACGTTCTTACTAATAGTCAAATTACTAGTAGAAGATTGACAGGAACTTTGTATACCACTAATAACAATACTAATTATGATATGGTTCCTGACGTTGATTTGACTTGTACTTTCAATAGAGCAAACTTTGCTGTCGGTTCCGGAACTGCTATGCTTGGTAACATTCCTGTTGAATATATTAAGCTAAAATCAGGTGCTGGAGCTTTCACTAATTATGGTGAAGAAATTGTTGGCTCTGCTAAACTAGCATTGACAAGCATAGTTTCAACAGGAAACACTATTGTAATAGGTGATATTTTAACAGGTTCAAGCTCAGGCGCTGTTGGAAATGTTACTGCAGTAGGCGCTGGTTCATTGTATTCTACCACAGGAATTGGTTTCTCTAACACTGAAACTGTTACTGTTAAGAATTCATCAGGAACTCTTAAGAATATTTCAGCTACAGTAAATGGTGTTTATAGTGGTTCAGGAAAACTAAAATCATACGATAGCGCAAATAATATTTTTATTATTGAAGATTCAAACGGATTGTATCTAGCGAACGGTGTAGTAAAAGGTGTTAGAAGTGCTAACGTTGGTGTAATTGATTCATTCACTTATTACCCATATTCAACCACTTGTTTGAAGCCTCATTATCTAACATTTAGAAACACTTCTTGTGGTTTCGAAAAGAGAGGCTGGAGATCTGATACAAACGCATATGGTAATTATTATCCTGGAATACCAGATGTTTCTTCAGATTTTTACGAAGAAAATAAAATACTTTCTAGAGTAAATGAGATATCGTTGAACTCTAGTAATCCAAGTTCACAGGCCAGAGCAACATTAACTACTTCTAGTGTATATGTTTCACCTGTTATTGACTTGTCAAGAGGTAATAGCGTTTATGTTCATAATTTGATTAATGCAGACGACCCGGATGTATTGATATTGGATAATATTGATCAGGGAGCTAATACTATAATCATAGGCGATAAAATCGTCGGAACAGTAAATGGATATGTTACTTCTATAATAGGTAATACTGTTATTACTGACGTAAATGGATATGCAAACGCTGAAATTATTACTGTGTATGAATCTACAGGAACAACAAGTAAAGGCATATCTGCCAATGTTATTAGTGTTTCTAGATCCGAAGATCAAATCTCTGGCGGAAGTCTAATAAATAGATATATTAGTAAAGTCATTACTTTGGCAGAAGGCCAAGATGCAGAAGATTTGATAGTAAAAATAACTGCATATAGACCTGTTGGAACTGACGTCAAAGTTTGGTTTAAAGTTGCTAATGCAGAGGATTATCAAGGTTTAAGTAATAAAAAATGGACACCAATGGTTTATTTTGACTCGATTTATAGTTCAAGCGTAAACAATAGAGATTTCTTAGAATTTGATTATTCTGTAAATCCTGATAATTATGATGGTAATGGTATATTGCAATATACATCTGAAGGAAACACTTTCAAGGGATTCAAACAGTTCCAAATTAAGATTGGATTGTATGGTAATGCTGACGGTATAAGTTCAGCTCTAGTTCCTAAAGTTGGTGACCTAAGAGTTATTGCACTACAGAGATAATATGATGGAACAAAAAACAGAAAAAGAAGGTCTATACAGAGATTTGTCAACAGGGGCGTTATTAAATAAAAATAACGCTGGCCTGTTGGCTTATAAAATAAGAAGAGAAAAAGAGAAAGAATTCGAATCTTTCAAAGAAAAAATAAAAAGAATTGATGATGACATTTCTGAAATTAAAAACGTTCTAAAAGCTATAGCAGAGAAGATCTAGAATGACAATTAATGTAGCAAATACGGAATTAAATAACACATTCGAATATTGGCGTGGCAGAACAAACGAACTTGCAACGTTAATGTCGAATTGTGTAATTACAACGACAGCAAATTTGGCTTCTGCTCAAACTGCTGGTAATGCTGCAATTTCTGGTAGATTTTCTGCAAATAGTTTAACAGCTGCTAACGTTTATACTAACAGTGTTATTACTGTTAACGTATCCACAATTAATACTGCCAGCGAAGATCACTATTTCGTAACAAATACTACAGCCCTTACCTTGGGTAATAATACTTGTAATACATACATAACGCCATCTTCTATTAGAGCTAATAATGTTTTAGTTAATGATAATGTTGCTATCAACACTTCAGCTTTATATGTTGGCGATATCAATGGTAATCTTGTTTTAAATAAAGCTACCATTTATATTCAGAGCAATGACATTGTTAACACTGTTTTAACTTCTGCTAATTTCAAAGTTTCAAATAATAATGTTAATTCCAATTTAACATACAATTCTTTAACTATTGGAAACGTAGTAGTCAACAGCACATCGATGTCGTTCCCAACAGTTACTGGGACTCCCGTAATAAATTCTTCCACCATTGTTATTGGTGCGAACGTTTATGCGAACACTTCGACTTTATTGGTCGGAAATTCATCTGTTAACTCCACTGTCAACTCGACAATGGTTCAGATGTCAAATTCTTCTGGCACAGCTAATCTAACTCCTGTTGATCTTAAGATTGGCACTTCAATCGTCAATAGCACAATCATTACAACTGGCGCTGGCGGTTTGGTCGCAAACACTACCGCTATAACAGTAGGTTCAAACGTAGTTGTTAACACTTCAGTTGCTACCATTGGTAATTCGACTGTAAATACAGTTGCAAATTCTTCTTTATTGAAGATTGCAAACAGCACAGGAATTGCTAATCTTACTCCTACAGCCGTTTCTATAGGTATCTCTGTTCTTAATAATACTTCAGTATTAATTGGTTCAAACGTTATTGCAAATTCTTCAACGTTGTTTGTAGGTAATTCTTCAGTAAATGCTACTGTGAATTCTACAATGACTCAGATGTCTAATTCTTCTGGGACTGCAAATCTAACACCAGTAAACCTTACAATAGGTACTTCTCTTGTTAACAGCACAATTATCACAACTGGCGCCGGTGGATTAGTAGCTAATACTTCTGCTATTACTGTTGGATCTAATGTAGTTGTTAACACTTCAGTTGTTACTATTGGTAATTCATCTGTTAACACTGTTGCAAATTCTTCTCTACTAAAAATTGCTAATAGTTCCGGAATAGCAAACTTAAATCCTACATCAATTAAAATTGGTATTTCAGAACTCAACAATACTTCAGTATTGGTTGGAGCAAACGTAATTGTTAATGCTACAACATATTTTGTTGGTAATTCTTCAGTAAATTCTATTAGTAATTCCACTTTAATTCAAGTAGCAAATTCTTCAGGCACAGCTAATTTAATTCCAACAAGTCTTGCTATTGGAGTTTCTACTGTATCAAACACTAATGTTACTGTTGGTGCTAATGTCACAGTAAACACTACTACATTTTTCGTAGGTAATTCTAGTGTAAATAGCGTATCAAATTCAACTCTACATCAAGTTTCCAATTCTAGTGGTATTGCTAATTTAACTCCAACATCAATAGCTATTGGTATTTCTACTCTATCAAATACTAATATTACTGTTGGCGCTAATGTTGTTGTAAATTCTTCAACATATTTTGTTGGTAATTCTACTGTCAATTCTATCAGTAATTCTACTTTAATTCAGGTAGCCAATTCAACAGGAACTTCCAATCTAACTCCTATAGACCTTAGAATTGGCACTTCAGTGGTTAACTCTACTGTTATTGCAGCCGGAGCTAACGTAATTGCTAATACTACTGCGGTTTATGTAGGCAATTCAAGCACAAACTCTGTTCTTACTTCAACATTATTGCAATTAGCTAATTCTTCAGGATCAGCTAACTTAAACTCATCAAGCTTGACTATAGGTCTATCAGCAATATCCAACGGATTCTTCAATGCTGGCGCAAACGTCTCAGTAACCACTAGTGGGTTTACTGTTGGCAATTCAACAGTAAATGCTGTGGCCAATTCTTCTTTGTTGAAGATAGCAAATAGTTCAGCTACAGCCAATATATCTCCTATAGGTTTGAATGCTGGTATTTCTACAGTAAACACTATTGCTGTTTCTGTTGGCGCTAACGTAATTGCAAATAGTTCTTCATTGTTTGTAGGTAATTCTTCAGTAAATGCTTCAGTTTCAAGCACTTTACTATCAGTTACAGATGCTCTTGGTAATACAAATGCAAACACTTCCGGTGTTTATGCTACTGGAACTGTTAATGCTGCTACTCTTTCTACAACAAGATTTACTGCTAATTCTACATTAGCAAATGTTTATGCACTAAATGTTCAAACAAATACATCTACTTTTGGAACTGCAGCTTATATTATTGCCAATGGTAATATTGGTATTGGTAATTCATCACCAGTTACAAAACTAAGAGTAGATGGTGACACTGTAATTAATGGTAACACTATATTCGGATCTGGTAATTCTACTTACAAAACTATCGTTGATGGTTTGCTTGAAGTTACTGGCGATTTGTCTGTAAGCGGTACTTTGAGTTATACTGGTAATGCTGCAGGAAATATCATTCCTCAGGGTAACGGTTATAATCTAGGTAATGCAACAAATAGATGGGGTCTGTTTGGTGCTAGTTTGAATGTTGCTGGCGGTAATACTCTTATTGCTTCGCCTAATACTGTAGTTTCATCTAATCTTATTGTAAATGGCGCTAATTTTACTATTGCTTCTAACATCAGTCACACTGGTGCTAATCTAGTAATATCCGGAACCAATACAAGTATCAGTTCTAATTTAACAGTTACTGCTACAACAACAACTCTTAACTCTAATGTTGTATTGGGTATTGGTACCACTCTAAGCGGTTCTGGCGCTGATATCAGTCTTAGAAATGCTACATTTAGTGGTAACCTAGTTGTTGGCGGAACAGTCGTATCTGTTAATACTGCCACATTAATGGTAAATGACAATATCATTGAACTAGCTGATAATAATATAACAACTGATACTGTTGATATTGGCTGGTATTCACCAGCTGGTAATACTAGCAAAATTTGGTATTCAGGTTTAGTTCGTCAAGCTGCTAAGTCTTCAAACAGCAATCCTTATTTCTGGTTGTTTGTTTCTAACACCAACCCAAATACAGCTACAACAGTTGACACTTCTGCAAATTCAGGAACAGGAACTCTTCAAGCATATCTCGTTCCTTATGGAACTGGTGGCGCTTTCGTAGCAAATTCTACTGTTGTTAATATTACAGCAAATTCAACTGTAAGTTCTACAATAACTGCTAACAGCCTATATGGTACTGTTCTAACTGCAACTCAGGGAACAATAAACCACGATTCGCTAGCAAACTTCGTTGGTAACGAACATATTGATCACACCACAGTAACATTAACTGCTGGTAATGGTCTTACTGGCGGCGGAACTATAGCAGCCTCTAGAACATTCGATATTGGCCAAGGTAATGGTATTTCAGTTTCTGCTGATGCTATCGCTGCAGCAGCCGCCAACGGTATTTCAGTCACATCTTCTGGCATTAATGTTCTTGCTGGCAACAATCAGTTAATTTCTAATACAACTGGTCTATGGATCGATCAAACTAAGATTGACCATAATAGCCTTAGCAACTATGCAGTTAATAGACATATTGATCATACTGCAGTTTCTATTACAGCAGGAAATGGTCTGAGTGGTGGTGGAGATATATCTTCAACAAGATCTCTAGCCGTATTAGCTAACACTGGTATTATTTCTAACTCATCTGGTGTGTTTGCTAACTCTACATATATTCAATCTCTAGTAAATGTCTCAAACGGATCTGTTACAACTTCTGGAACAACTGCTCAGAATATCGACAGCTTCTTGATTGGTTCATATCTAGGTTCAGAATATCTCATCAGCGTTTCAGATAATGTTGCTAATAATAAATATGTGTCTAAAGTTCTCGTTATGCACGATGGTTCAGCTTCTCAGATTACTGAGTATGCATCTATCACTTCAAATAGTAACGTTGGTGTATTTTCAGCGACTCAAAATTCTACACATATTATACTACAGTTTACACCAGCATTATCAGCAACAACAGTTAAGTATACTAGAACGGTAGTCTAATGGCAACAAAAGCTAACTTAGTTATAGATCAAGGCACCAATTTTTCAACAGATCTAACATTAACCGACGAAAACGGCGATATGTTGAATCTTGTTGGATATACAGCCAATTCTCAGCTAAGAAAATGGTATACTTCGACAAATTATGTGGCCTTTACAACTGCAGTTAATACTAGTGTTGGAGTTATTACTTTGTCATTAACAAATGCTCAGACAGCAAATCTTGTGGCTGGTAGATACGTATACGACGTGGAAATATCTGACGGCACTACTATTTCACGTGTAGTTGAAGGGATTATCACAGTTACACCTAATGTTACGAGATAAAAATGACTATAACTAATGTAGTAGTAGGTAGAAAGAGAACTATTCGTGTTTCAGCTAATGGAACAGCTGGGGTTTTGGAGACCTCTTCGCCTGTTACTCTTAAAAATACACCTACAATAAGTACAGGGATAGAAAGATTAGACAGTCTAAAAGACGTTTATTCAGTAGATGAAACTACAGGCGCTGTTCCTGTTTATGATTCTGTAACAGACAAATATATCATAAAGAAACTTGATCTTGGTACTGATGTTGTTGGCGATCTAGATGGTGGAAGCTTTTAATTTATAAATATATAAAAATTCACAGGAGCACCATTTAATATGGCCAATAAGATTCAGATTAAAAGATCTACGTCCAACGCTACAGTTACTGGACTATCAAACGGCGAATTAGCCTTTACTCAAGCCTCTAATACGCTTTATATTGGTCTTCCAGACGGGTCGGGTGTCCTTCGTGTTGGTGGCGCTCAGTATCCTGGTACTCTGACTGCTAATCATGCCCTTGTAGCCAACTCTACAAGCGGTATTGATAAAGTTATTGTTGCCAATGCGGTAATTACATCTTTGGTCGCAAATGGATCTGCCGGTTCAAATGGGCAGGTTCTAGTTGTTAATTCTTCAGGCGGCGTTTATTGGGGTACAGGTACCTCTGGATCAAACACTTATGTTCAGTTCAATGATTCTGGCGTAGCTAATGGTGTTGCTGGGTTTACATTTGTCAAAACTTCTAACACGCTTGCAATCGGTAATACTATTACCACCAACAATTTATTTGGAACAACTGTTAATGCTGCTTCTCATACTGTTGGAACTGATGTAGTTGCTAATTCTATTGGAGTTTTCGCTACAGGCACAGTTAATGGCGCTACAATTAGTGTTGGTTCTAATTTTAAAGCAAATGTTACTCAAGTCACTATCGGAACAGGTGTTGGTCTTTCTGTTAATGGTTCTCTTGGTACAGCCAATCAGGTTCTTAGAACAAACGGTTCTAGCACATATTGGGCAGACGACGTTGGTGATATTTCGAGCATCACTGCTGGAGACGGTCTAAATGGTGGTGGTAGCGTAGGCGATATCACTATTGATGTCGGTGCTGGTATTGGTATTTCGGTTAATGCAACAGCCGTAAGCGTTCTTCCTAACAACGGTATTATTGCTAACACTACTGGTACTTACGTTGACCCTGCTAATGGTGTTTATGTCGATGCTTCTGGTGTTGGCGTTTTAGCTAATAATGGTATTGTTTCTAATACTTCTGGTACATGGGCAAAGGCTGCTAATGGTATCAGCGTTGACTCTTCCGGTATTAACGTTGTTGGCAACACTGGTGTTACCGTTAATGCCACTGGTGTTTTCATCGGACAGCCGGTAGCTACAACTTCTAACGTAACATTCGCAAATGTCGTTACCACTGACTTATCAGTTAATGGTAATACAACTCTTGGTGATGCAACTTCTGACAAAGTAACATTTAATGCTCGTATCGACACAGCTATTATCCCAACCACAAACAATAGCTATGATTTGGGTTCGAACTCTTTACGTTGGGCCAATATATATGTTAATCACATTAGTACCACAGATGGAGCTTCATTTGGCTCAAATGTCAGTGTTGCAGGAACTCTAACTGTTACTGGCAATCTAGTAACTCAAAATGTTCAATCAGTTATTGTTTCTGACCCAATGATATACCTTGCTGGTAACAATTATTCCAGCGATTTAGTCGATATTGGTTTTGCTGCAAACTACAATGATGGTGCAAACCGTCATACTGGTTTATTTAGGGATCATACTGATGGATTATGGAAGCTATTCTTTAATCTAGAACAAGAACTATCTGGTAACAATGATGTAGATACTAACGATGCATCATATAGAACAGCAACTCTTGTCGCATATCTAGCTTCCGGTGCTCTTACCACTAATACAACATCAGCTAATTTAACAGCCAATTCTACATATTCTGTTGGCATTGTTGCTAATACTCTTACTCTTGCCACTGCTCTTGCAGGAACTTCCGGTGGTACTGGAAAGGCAACAGTAACTAATAATGCATTATTGGTAGGTAACTCAACCAATGGATATAACGAATTAACACTTGGCACTAGCGGATATGTTCTGCAGTCTAACGGAACAGCTTTAGTCTATGATATATTGGATGGTGGCAGTTTTTAGCACTATACTTTTTACTAAATACTCCTATGGGAACAATTCATAGGAGTAATAAATTGGAAAAGTATGGATTTGTATATATTTGGTTTGATAAAAAACATAAAAGATATTATATTGGATCTCATTGGGGAACCGAAACTGATGGTTATAAATGTTCTTCGAACTGGATGAGAGACGCTTATAAAAGAAGACCTCATGATTTTAAACGTAGGATTATTAAAAAGGTTTTTGATAGAAAACAGTTATTGATAGAAGAATATAAGTATCTTTCTTTTATAAAAGATGAAGAGTTAGGGAAAAAATATTATAATTTAATAAACCATCTTAATGGTCATTGGACAACAGATGGAGAAAAAATATTAACAGTAGGCGAAAAGATATCACTATCTCATAAGAAACACGAAAATTGGGGTCATTGGTCTATTGGCAAAACAAGGTCAGAAGAAACCAAACAAAAATTGAGAGAAGCTAATAAAAAGCAATTTGAGGATAATGATCAAATAGAAATGAGAAGACAAAAATCTTTAGAATTGTGGACAGATCCAACATATAGACAAACTCAAATAAATATAAAAGTAGGTAAAAAACAATCTGAAGAACAAATTGAAAAAAGAATTAATTCTCTAAAACAAAGATGGAAGAAAACTCCGAAAAAAGGAGTTAATAAAACAGAAGAAGATAAACAAAGAATCCGTAGCGCTGTTTCGAATCTTATTTGGATTAATAATGGTAGAGCAAACACCAGAATTAACAAACAAGAAGCTATTCCGGAAGGTTACGTCAGAGGAAGAATTAAGAAGTGATATATTTTTCGTTGACAAAGGAATTATACTATGGAAAATGATGAAGGTCAAGACATTTATTTAAAACAGTTTATCCAGA